CTTGTTCTGAGCCATCTTGTCTGCTCCTTACTTGCGTTTGATGCCACGGGGATCATCAACAACCCCCTCCACAGAGTCATCATTGATGAGCCTGAATTCGCGGCCATGGATGACCAGTCGGCTACCGCTGTACGGCTTGACCAACACGAAGTCACCCTTTTTGCACCACGGACCACTGGGGAACCGTTTTTCATCCTGATAGCAATCGGGACCCAGATCAACCACGAACAACACCGTGGTCAAGGTCTCCTCTATGCGGATGGTTTCATCCGATTTGACGAGGCCGACTTCCCCCTCGAACTCTTTCTCCACCTCGGGGATGGCACACAGAATCCGATAACCAGACGGCTTGGGCAGTTGTTTGGCTTTCTCCTCGGCTGAGGCGCTCGGCCGATACATGCCAACAATCTGCGGGTTACTAGGGTTTGTACCTAGCAAAATTTCACTCATCAGAGTTCTCCAGTTTTTGTCGAAGGTCTAGGGTGTATCCCCGCGCGGTAAGAAGACCCCGAATCTCACCGCACAGTCTCTTGTACTCCTCGAAGCTGGCTGCTTTGCCCTCGGACAAGTGGTCCTTGAGTTGGGCAATCTTTTCGTCCGTTTGTTGGATGAGCAGATCGAAGGCGTCCATTTATTTCTCCTTGGCCTTGGACTCAGGGCGTCGCTGGCTCTGAGCCTGACGCATCTGGTGGCGCTCCTGCATCGCCCGCAGTTGCTCCTCGGCGCTCTTGTCCGACAGGTGCTTGAGGACGTCGACAGCGATGTTCGCCGCCTCCATCTCGCGGTCCTTGTTCATGGACGCAGCGGTCTTGAGCATGTCGGTCTTCTGCTGCATCTCAGCCGTCTGCTGCTGCACAGCGATGCGCTCACGCTCAACCTGAATCTGCTGTTGCTTGAGCGCGACATCGGCTTGGTCCTTCTGGGCCTTGCGCTGCTGCTCTGCCGCCTTGAGCTGCAACTCCTGCATCTGCATCTGGACCAGCGGGTCCTGCGCCTGCTGTTGAGCCTGCTGCTGGGCCACCTCAGCTTGGTTCTGCGAGAGCAACCGCTGAGCGGCCTGCGCCAGCAGCGGAGCAAGCTGCGCTTCGACACGGGGGTCCATGTTGACGTCGTCGCCCGCCTCGTCCTTCTGCGGGGGCAGCGCCATGCCAAGCTGCTGCTCGATTTGCTTGCGGTACTCGAACCCAAGGTGCTCGTTGATGTGAGCCATCATGGCCATCTGCAACTGCTGAGCCATCGGGTTGTTCTGCAAGAGAGCCTGAATCTTCGGGTCCTGCATAGCAGACATGTGCACCGTGATATGCGCCTGATGGTCCTGATACATGAACGCCTTCACGGGCTTCATCATCAGCACGTTCTGGTTCTCGCTCACGGGGTCGGTCGGCTTCTGGTCGTCGTCCATCGGGACCAGTTTGCTCGCATCCTTGATACCCAGCACGTCGAGCATCTGCCGGTGGAGCAGCGGCATGTTGTACAACTGCGGGTTGGCCTGCGCCAACTGGAACACAGCTTGGTACTGCACGATCTTCTGCGCCATCGTCGAGGCGTTCGGATCGCTCACCGGGATCACGTCGACGTCGTCGTAGTCAGACTTCTTGGCCTTGCGATCACCCTCGCCCGGCTCGTAGTCGTACTCCTCGGGCGTGTAGTCGCGGATGATGTCGCGCAGCAGGTCAAGCTCCTGCTTCATCGAATAGTGGATGCGTGCCTGCACGGCGGACATCGTCTTGAGCGTGCGTTCAAGGATGGCCAGTGTGGTGCCCACCGGAGCCTGAGCCGACATGTCGCTGATCTGGAGATCAGCCGTGTTGGCAAAGCGCCGCCCCTCCTCGATGATCTTGTCCATGAGGCCCGCCAGCGTCTGGCTGGGCTCCTTGTAGGGCAGCGGCAACAGGTTGTCGCGGATCGCGCCCGAGGGCACGTCCACGTCGCGCCACTCGCCCGGAGAGATGGGCGTGTCGTCACCCTTGACCCGCATGCCACGGGCTTTGAAACCACCGGGCAGGTTGGACAGCGTACCGGCGTCCACCAACTGACGCAGCAACGAGGTGCCACTCTTGGCGTACGCGCCAATCAGGTGGATCAGGCCGAAGTGGTAGAACCCGAAACCTGGGATGTAGCCGTAGTGCACAAGGTGTGTGCGCTTGCGGTACCGCTTGTCGTCGGGCCTCCAGTTGCGGCGGATGGCCAGTATCTTCGCCGACCCTTTCTCCAGCGTCACGATATAAGGCAGCTTGACGCCGTCCTTGCTCTCGTGCCCCGGCAGGTCCAACTCAACCTGCATCTCCAGCAGCTTGTACCGCTCATCCGTGATGGCCCGGAAGCCCAGCTTCTCGGCAATCTTCTTCTCAACCTCGTCGAGCACGTTGTTCGGCTCGCCCAGGTCCACGTCGCTGTAGAACCCAGCCACCTGTAGGCGACGCAGTTCATTCTCAGTCTTGCGCATGACGTGCGTCACACGCGGGGCGGAGGCCAAGTCCGCCGCGCCGTAGGGCACCACGATGTCCTCAGCGGGCACAAACATCGACACCTGCCGCTCCAGATGCGGGTCGTAGTACACCTTCTTGAACGAGTTGCCCGCCAGACCCAAGCCCCACAGCATGCGCTCATGCTCAGGCCGGTACTCCGTCATGACGTCCACCAACTGGTGGTTCATGTCGTCGCGCACGCGCTCGGCTGACTGCTTCTTGGCAGGGGTCTCCTTGCCGATGATCTTCGTCTTCACCGGGCCCGCTGCCGGGAAGGTACTCATCATCGTCTCAGACTGGAACTTCACCAACGCTTCAGCCAGCATTGGATGAAAGACGCCACAGGCACCCTCCCAGGGCTCCGACCGCTCCTCGATCTTCAGACCCAGCAACTCCAGACCATCCACGTAGGTCTGCATCCAGTCCCGGCGGGAGGCCACGTCATCGGTGAAGTCGCCGATCAACTCGTTGGCCAGGGTGTCTAGTTCACCCTCGTCCATGGACTCGGCGAGGTTGGCGTCAAAATCATCCTCCCCTTTCTCCCCCGGACGCAGTTCGATCTCCAGCCCGTCCATGCCGATACTCACGGAGTCAGGGTTCTCGATCTCGATTTCAATCGGAGGGGTCGCCTCGTTGGCCATGGCCAACTCATCAAGCCCCATGGGGGCGGCGTACAAGGCTTTGTCGATATTGGTCGCCATGGTGGCTCCTTAGTAATACTCGCGTTTGCGCTGGTAGATCGGCTCGTCTGGCTCGTCCAAAGGCAAACGCAGGAAGCCGCCCTGTCTGAATCTCATGAGCGCAAGAGTGGTGGCGTCAACCAAGTCATCATGCTCGCCAGCCGGGAAGGCTGCGATTTCATCCACCAACTCTTCTGCCCACCGGGTGCGGGGCACCCATACTTTCCCCGAAGCAATTATGTCGCTGACGGAGTTGAGACGGCTAATTTTGTCTTGACCTTTTGACGGGGTGTACTCCTGAACAGGGATGCCCATCGACCGCAACTCATAGATCAGCGGCGCACCGGTGGCCTTCTTTTCAATCAGGACGCCGTCCGGGTCCCACTGGCGGTGCTGCTCCAGCACGTCCTTCTTCAACTGCACCCACTCCACCCGCTTCTTGTATGTGTCGAGCAGGATGAGGTTGGGGCGGTCGTAGTCGTCGGGGTTGTTGAAGACGCCCCAGGTCGTACCGGCAGAGAAGTCAGCACGGTTGTTCTTCTCGAACGCCGTGTCCCAGGTCTGCAAGATGTACTCGCACTGGGGTGGGTTGTCCTTGTCCCACCACTTCCACCAGTCGCGCTTGACGATGGCCGACTCGTTGCTGACGGGCTGTTGCTGGTACTGCGCCTGCCACTTGGAGTTGGGCAGTTCTTCCCGCAGCGCCTCCAATTCGGGCAGCGACCAGAACTCCGGCCACAAGGGTTTACCCGAGGGCATGATGGCGGGGAACTCGATGACCTCCCACTGCTCGCCGCCACGGGCGACGTTGGCTTTGAGCACTTGGCCAGTCAAATCCCGCAGCGACCACCGCGTCATCACGATCACGATAGCCCCGCCCGGCTGCAAACGCTGCCGGGGACCCGAGGTGTACCACTCGTAGACCTTGTCGAACACGTCGGGATTGGTTGCCGCCAGCGCAGCCTCCTGTTCCGAGTGCGGATCGTCGATGATCAGCAGGTTTGCACCCTTACCGGTGACCGTACCGCCCACACCAATAGCGAAATAATCACCACCTTTGGACGTATTCCACCGGCCAGCAGCTTTTGAGTCCTGCTGAAGCTGCAAAGTGGGGAAAATGCGCTTGTAAACCTCGGAATCCACCAGATTTCGGACTTTTCGACCGAATCCGACCGCCAATTCCGCGGTATTTGAGGTCTGAATGACTTTTTTGGCGGGGAATTTACCCAAAAACCACGCCGGAAGCAGGTAACTTGCAAATTCCGACTTGGTATGTCGGGGTGGCATGTTAATAATCAGGCGTTTTGTCTCGCCTTTGGCCACTCTTTCAAAAGCAGCGGCCATTATTTTGTGGTGCCGACCTGAAATAAACTCTGGCCAAACCTTATTTACGAACCCCAAGAAGGTATTTTGAGCTGTTTCCTTGTCCCAAAGCTGCTCTCGCTGCTCCAAATCTTTCAGGATCGAGAGTTTCTTCTCGTCGGGCACCCTGCTGAGCTGGGCCAACAGCAGCTCCAGCTCTTTATCGAACTGCCCGTACGTTTGCTCACGCATTGTCGGGCTCCGCTGGCGGTGTTTCCTGCTCGGCGGGCTCCATGTCGATGACGTTTGCATCGACGGGCGCGTCGAGTGCAGCCAGCTCCTTGTCCAAGTCGGGCAGCACGCTCGCTTCTTCAGCGTGCATCGTCAACAGCTTGCGAATCTTGTCCTTGAGCATGTTGTCGATGTCGCTGACCGAGTTGTACGTCACCGTGATCTCAGTCTTCTCAGAGAACAACCCCACGTCGCTGATCTTGCCCAGCATTTCTGTGGCCTTGATCTCGATGCGCGGATCACCGCACGACGACAAATCCAGCAGTTTGTTCGTCACGACACGACGAAGCTCGGCCGCGTCCGCCACGATGTCGCTGTTGTACTCGTCGAGCATAGAGCGAATGCGCTCTGCAACCTGCCCCTTGTATAGCGCAGGGGGATTGACGTCGACTTCGTACTTCTTGGGACGGCCGCGCTTTCGCTTGCCTTCTTCGGCAGGCGGCGCAATGGCTTCTTCAAACTGCTGCTGAGCGCGGGCAGTGAACGCCTGGAATACAGCGTCCGCGTTTTCGTCGTCGCTGTCGCCGGGGGCGAGATGCCCGCCTAGCTCCTCAATGACCGAGCAAGTATTGGCGGCGATCTCCATGTTTTCACGGAGCGTCGCGCCCGTTTCGGGCGTCAGGTCTGCGGGGTATGGAACGGTCTTGTCCGGTTCAATACTGATGGTCATGAGGAGGTTGTGCACTCCAAGAATGGGCCGACTGTAATGTATAGGGGGTACGTTTGTAAAGGGATGGTTGGGACTCCTGACGGGGGGTGTTCTCCAGAAGAGGCTTGGCCGCGCCCGTAGAAAAACGCGAAGGGGGTGGGGGGTTTCGCCCCAAAAAATTGCAATCGGGTGCGCAAAACACTGTGTACGGTTGCCAGAGCCTCTCCGAAGCGCTGTTTGGGGGTGTACCTCGGTGTTTCCGAAGCGCTGGATTTTCGCAAGGGTATGGCCTATACCAACCTCGGTGGTTGAATTACTCTCGGTCGTGGAAGTACGGGTCGCGTTTTTTCCGGGCTCGAGCGCAGCGGGCCGAGCCTGACACGGCATAGGTTGGCGGGCGTGGGGAATCCCCACTAGATATACCATTCGTGCACAATACAGAGTATGGGGAAGCGACTGGTACTCGCTACCTCAGGCGGAATTATCGACACTGTGTCGATTGTTCCGCGCACGCTGTGTGCATCCTATATTGGAGAATCTACCATGGCACAAAACGCCAACCCCGCCGTACCCGCGACCTCGGCAGTCGCTCCCGCCATCGAGACCATCGGTGGCAAACCCGTTGCGGAAATCGAATCGACTATTGTCGATATCGGGTTTCAGACCTTTCGCACGGTGAAGGCTATGGATGACAACAAACAGGCGCTCGAGACCCTGGACGTCAACCTGTTCGATTGGGTCAAGGGCATCAACTACCCGGAGTTCATGAAGGTGCGCGACATCTACATGACGGGCGCGGTTGATGCCGGGGCCGCTCCCACGTACGCGCAAAAGCTGTGGGAGAACCAAATCGGTCGGCTGTCGAGCAACATGGGTTTCATGCGGCCCAAGTCAGAGTCGAAGGACGCCGAGCGTAAAGCGAAGGCGAAGGCCGAGCAAATCGAAAAGCTCGCTGAGTTCGGCGATGGTGAGCTGATCGAAAAGCGTGATGCCCTGCTCGCGAAGGGTGATGTCAAGTCACTCAATGCGGCGAAGGTGTTCGCGTCTGAGCTCGAGCGGCGCAATGAAGGCGCGTTGAAGGTCGAGCGCGAGAATCGCAAGTCGATTGTCGAGACGATCACCAAGCGCGTGAAGGAATTGGCGAAGGCCGAGACCGCCGATGCCGATGCCATTCTGGCGCAAGTCGCCGCGATGTTGGTGTAACCCTTTGGCCGGAATAGTCGACACGGTGTCGATTGTTCCGGCCTTCTACCTTTATTGGAGGATGCTATGTCTGAGAATCATCAGCCCACGGGCACAATGGAAATCTTCACCCACGTGGACCTGCCGCACCATGTGCGCGGCACGTACACCAAGCGGGTCGTGCTCGCGAAAGTGCACGGCCTGCTACGCGAGGAATGCGCGGATAAGCTTGAGGCGTTCCGTTCGCTGAACCCGCAACTCTACCGGGTGACTGTCGAAGCCTGTTGGGTTTGCAGGGACTGGGTCTAACCGTGGAGGGCGCCATGCTGTACAGCGAACACGTACACCTGACGCCCGCCTACGGGCGGGATTACCTGTATCGGTGCGAGGCCGAGAAAGCCTACAAGGATGGGAAGGACTTCGTGCTGTCCATCACTGGGCAGTACTGTAGTCGGCGGGACTTCGACGGCAAGCCCGTCGAGGTCTGGATTCGATTCGACAAGGGATCGCAACTGATTCGGATTGTCAGGGACTGAACACGGGGGGCCTTCGGGCTCCCCGGTTTTTTTGTGCCCGCGCGGCGGGCGGGGCCTCGGTCTCGCTCGTCGCGCGGGCCGCGTGATGCGCGTTCCCGTCCT